ATCTAAAAAATAAATAGCTTTGCCGAGCAGGATAAATTGATAGATACGTGATTTTATCAAGGTTTTTAATTATGCTTTCATTTTAGCAGATACGCTAAAACGTGTCAAGTATTTTATAAAATAATTTACCAACTCTTTAACCAATTAAAAAAATAAAAGGAGGAGGTCACATGAGCCAACAACATCGTAAATGGATCGAGCTTGTAAAAGAGCGAATTGAAAAACGTGGATGGTCACAGACGGACTTGGCCATCGTTGTAGGTGTCAGTCCATCAGCTATCACACAGTTGCTGAGAGATGGGAAAGGGAGCGATGACTTAAAACTTCGCATTAACAAGAAGTTGAAAATCAATGAATCGTGGGAGAAATTTGAGGAATAGAGATGGAAGAAATAAAAATCAGAGAAGATGGTATTTACTTGAATAATCATAAATTAAAAGGTGTTCAGGCAATAAAAACAAAAAGCACGGCTGAGAGCAGCCATGCCACTGTTTATTTAAAATTACTTGCCAAGTTGGTTTGAGATGAGGTTAGTGATCACTTGCGACGAGATATCTTTGAGCACGTCTAATGAAAATGACCCAACATTTTTAGCAATGTCCTTGGTTTTCTTCCAGTTATTATCTTGACGTATGTCATTAATAAAACGATGCCCGTAAGGAGATAGATCTTCGATGGTGAATCCGCCAAAATAATGTATTAAATTCAAAAAGAGTCCACTGTGTTCGCATTGTCTTACATGGTAAAGGATTTCTTCTTGAGAGTACTTTGGAGCAAGTTCTTTATAAAGAGTTTCTTCGGAAACATCATTGGAATACGTCGCATTTTTTTCTACAGAAAGAAGAATATCACGGATACAATCGGGATTTAACCTCATAATTATTACCTCGTTTTATTTTTATTATAACAAATTTAGAAAGGAAATAGCGTGTGAACGAAGTAACATTATCAAATAATTTAACTCAGATTGAGCTTGAAATCAGTCACCACAAGCAAATAGCTGGTCAGTCCATTTGGGAAATTGGTAGAAGGCTAAATCATGTAAAAGAAAATGATTTAGCGCACGGACAATTTATGGAATGGTATCAGAGTTTAGGGATTGACAAAGACTTCGCTAGCAAGTCCATGAAAATCGCTAAAGATTTACCAAATTTCGAAACGTTACGAAATTTAGGAACTACAGCACTTCATCTTATCGCAACTCTTCCAGAGGACGAACAGAAAGCTCAAATTAACAGGATTGAGCAAGGGGACAGTCCGACCGTCAGAGAATTGCAAGAACTAAAAAACAAACTCAAACTCAGCCAAAAAGCGAATGAGCTTTTAAAAGTTGAAAATGAGAAAATCAAGTCTTCGAAAGTAGAAGTGAAAGAAACCATCAAGGAAGTCATCCCAGACGATTACAAAGCTACACAGGACCTAAACAAGCAGTTGCTGGAAAAGAATAAGGAACTTTCTAAAATTGTAAAGGCAATGGAGGAGCGTTCTGAATTTATTGAAAAGCAACTCGCTGACACACTGGCTCAGCGTGAAGAGGTTGACAAGAAATCTGCTCAGTATGATGAATTGACACGAGCGATTGAAGAATCGCAAGGGCAACTTAATAGCGTCCAGAAGCAAATCTCGGCTTACAAGAATATCACAAGCCTACTACAAAAGGGAAATGATTTCTTAGCAAGTATGGGTGGGCTGATCTACGCTGATGAAGAGAAGGTCTTGAAAGCAGATGGCATCATCCGAAATGAATTTGATAGCTTTATCAGCCGTGGGTTTCGTTTTTTCAACGACCTGAACGACATTCGTAAAGAAAGCGATATTTTAGAAGGAGAATTACTATGACATCAGAAATTATGCAAGTCAATCAAAATGAACTTACTCAGGAAGATATTTTAATTCAAGTTTTGCAGACTCAAAAAGAATTAAAACAAAATCAAGAAACTTTAGCTATCGATGTTGATTATTTAAAAAATGAGCAACCAGTGAATCCTTCAATTTGCCTAGCATTGGAAAAAATACGTAAGAAAAAGGTCGTGGCTCTTCTTGGTGGGAAAGACAGCCAGGCATATCGTGATCGACACTTTGCACAATCTGTATTTGCTCAAGCTGCTAAAGATTTCAAAGATTACTTCCGCATCCCTCGTTATGACTTGTTGAAGCGGAAGGACGAAGAACAAGCTTTCGACTACTGGAATAGCTGGGAGCCATCAGCGAATACCAAGCTTGAAATTAAAGCCCGAAACGGACAGATGAGTTTGGTTGGATAAGGAGGCTCACATGGTTCTAGAATTATTTGGACCAGAATTTAAAGATAAATTATTTGAAGAGCTTGTTACGCTCAACATCAAAGCTTTTGAAGAAGCAAAACGTAGGATGAGCAGACAGATTACTTGGGTATCTATCAAGGAATTGCAAGGCGCTACTGGATGGGGCAGGACAAAGCTTGAAGAATGGAGAGACCAAGGTAAATTTCAGTACCAGCAATCTGGGAAAGGGGGGAAATATCTTTACAATCTAGAAGACGTACTCAGATTTTGCCGTTCATTACAACAATAGATAGGAAATTGAAAAAATATGGAATTAATAAAAAAATTGAATTGATATTAGATTGGGAAGATGCGAATCACCCTTTAAAATCTATCGAAAAATTTAGATTGATGAAATTATCTAAAGAAGAATTAGAGGAAGAATTGCATAAAATGGCTATCAAATCTCAGGAGGACAGGTTTTGAGTATTAGAGATGAGATTCATTTATTAAAACATGAGAATGTTTATTTGAGTAGGACATTAGCAGATTTGAAATTGATAGTTATCGGTTTGAGTCTCTGCTTACTTGTTGCAGTTGCTTTTGTGGTGAAGATAGAAGACGATAGAAATCATCAAATCAAAGATCTTCGATCTCAAATAACTGATAACAGAGACAGCATGAGAAACAATGCTATCAGGATTTCATATCTCGAACAAGATGATAAATTAATCAGAGAAAGGGTTGGATTGAATAATGAGTGAGGTTTTAGGCGGAATTATTACGTTGATGATGTTCTTCATGATGGGAGCGTTTTGTCAATATTTAGAGTGGCGAAAGGCCGAAAAAAAGCGTGAAGCAGAAGAGTTGCTTGATCTGCAGGCTATGTATGTTTTGGCGGCGCAAGAATATGCTGTGCGTCAGGCTGTGCTACGTAGTCAAGAAGAACGAAAAAAACGAACTTTTAAAATGCGAAATTGGGATGAAGAAGATCTCAGTGGGTGTCGTAAGTAAGGAGGATAAGATGAAAGAAAAATCATACGAACAAGTGCTGGATGAAATAATCGAAGAAGACAAGGTCAACAATCCGAATCACTACAAGGGCAAGTTTGGTCTTGAAGCGATTGAGGTCGTCCGTAACTTCGCTGGCAATTTATCAGCCGTGCAAGGCTTCTACTGGGGCAATGCAATTAAATATCTATTGCGATTCCAAAGCAAGAACGGTCTGGAAGACCTGAAAAAAGCCAGAAAAAATCTGGATTGGTTGATCGAGGAGATGGAAAATGAATAAAAAGCAATTGATTGGAAAATATAAAAATCTTGAAGGTGTATGGGATGCTGAAGGAGCAGAACTAGCTCGTCGAATCTTTCTACAGGATTTGGAACAGCTAGACGAACCGCAAAAACCAGTCGTACCGCAGTTTGTGGCGGATTGGTATGAGAAACATAAAAACAGCTTAGAATTTAATATTTTTGACTATGTATATCGGTTTGATAAAAAAGAGAAATCTGATTTAAAAGATTGGTTTAATGACATAAACACTAACCCTTTTCAAACCCTTGTTAACATGCACCAATTCGGCTACGAGGTCGAGGAAGAGAAGCGGTATATTGTTAAGATTAAAGCGGTAGATCAGTATCTTGTAAGTGTTAAAGATGAGAATTTTTTGGGATTTTTGCAAAGCAGATTAAGAAGCAAATTCACCCGCAAAGAACTTGAAGATGCAGGGTTCAGCTGGGTGTTTGATTGTGAGGGAGTTGAAGTTGAGGAGGTGGAAGAATGAAACGACCTGAACGATACCAATCTGGAAACTTCATTCCTGAACTAATTGAAGATGAAGATGTTATCTTTAGCAAAGATAGCGAATATCACAAGCAGAAGAAAAAAGAAAAGAAAAACCCTATTTTTAAAAGGAATAAGCCCAAGAATAGATGGGCGCTTTGAGGAGGTGGAGTGATGACTGATACTATTGCGATATTGGCAACAATAGCAATTATACTAGCAATAGCGACTTTATGCCTTCTGCTTATCGTTATTATAAAAGATTTGCTGGATTTATAAAAAAGAGGTGGAATAGATGGAAGAAGTAATTATGGCTACATTGCCTAACAAAGAATTAAATCGTTTGATTAAAATTGAAATCGCTGTTGAAAACCTAATCGATAATGGGATTCTCGATGAAGATGTATTTAACCAGTATTTGAAGGAAGCGTAAGTTGAGGAGGTGGAAGAATGAGTGGATTTGAAATATATTTATCTAAAAACGACCTTGAACATATCGCTAACGGGTATGACATTAAACTAAAACTAGGTGATAAAAGATTTTTGAAAGTAGATGAAATCATTTTAAGACCTGCATTGATAAATGATTTCACAAATCCAATATTGAATTATAAAAATAAAATAATCAACACAGAACAACAAAATATTATTAACAATTTCACGAGAGGTGCAAGATGATACCAAAATTTAGAGCTTGGCTCAAGGATGACAAGAAAATGATTGATGTTGATGAGATCCATTGGGATGGAGGCCAGTTGGATTTTATTGGTGATGCAATCACATTTATGCGGGAAGCAGACGAAATCGAACTCATGCAATCAACAGGCTTGTTTGATAAGAACGGCAATGAGATTTTTGAGGGGGATATAATCGATACCACAGATTATGAAGGAGGTCTTTCTAGTGTCGGAAATCCTTTCGTAAAAGTGGAACGTGATAAGTATGGATTTGTTGTAATAGGAGACTTTCCGGGCAGTCCGATAACGCTTAAAGAATTTGAGCATGGACGCAAATTCGCTGGAGTTGAAGTAACAATCGCAGGCAACATTTACGAAAATCCAGATTTATTGGAGGTAATTAAATGATATATCCATACAGAGGCTTATCTATAGACGAAAACAGTAAAGGTCAATGGCAATACGGATACCTGATAGCAGATAATGGAAAAGCATTCATTGTCAACGAAGTCATAGAAGCTAACGAACAGTATATAACTATCGGTTCTTGGTGTCCAGTCGATAACGAATCAGTAGGTCGATTCACAGGTCTGTTTGATGATAATTTAGTGGAGATATACGAGAAGGATATTCTCGGGACAAAAGATGGTCTGTTAAATGGATTTGTCGAATACAGAGAAGATCTGGGAATGTGGACGAATAGCTTAATTAGATACAATAATTTCGAGCGATTGTGTAATGTAGCAAGCGATAGAAAAATTATTGGCAATGTCTTTGAAAACCCCGAACTTCTGGAGGTCGACCATGACAGAAATTAAACTGATATTCTTTCTCGCTTCTTGCGTAGTTTCATTCTACGCAGGGGCGGTCCTTAGCAAGCCAAAACAACCAATCATCATTTATCAGGTCGATAATGCAGGCGCTGAAATGCACGGTTATATTACAAACAAAGAGATAATAGACGGGCATTACACGGTCACGGCTGGGGCCTATGGTAAATTTTTAGTTACAGAAGAGCAATATAATCAACTAGGAATCGGTGACGAGATCCCCGATTATTTGAAAGGGAGAGGAAAATGATCAATAATGTGACACTCATAGGACGGATGACAAGAGATGCAGAATTAAAGCAGACTCCTAGCGGTCAATCAGTCGTCGTATTTAACCTGGCTGTTAATCGTAATTTTAAAAATAGCGATGGTGAGAGAGAAGCGGATTTCATCAATTGTGTGATTTGGGGGACTAGCGCCGAAAATTTAGCTAATTGGACCAAAAAAGGTGCTCTGATTGCTGTTGTTGGTCGAATACAGACCAGAAACTACGAAAATCAACAAGGTCAGCGTGTCTATGTTACTGAAGTTGTTGTAGAAAAATTCCAGACTTTGGAAAAGAAAGACAACGCCGGTAATACAAACAGTCTATACGACCAAGCGCCAAATATCCCTGATATTAGTAATGATGGACTGCCGTTTTGAGGTTGAAAAATGAGATTAAAAATATACAGGCGAGAAAGTCAGCATAGAGACTACTTTTATGTTTATTTGATTTGCGGGAATTTTTACGGAAGTGATTACTGTGCTGAGATATATGATAATTTTGTTGTGATCGATAATTTTGAAGATTTTGCTTATTGGTTTGAGCAACAGATTTATTATCTTACTCTTGATCAATTTGAAAAAATCGACGGAACGTGGCTATGTATGATGATTAGAAATTATGAAGAGCGGGACCAACTTCCGTTTTAAGGAGAAAACATGGACAATCTAAAAAACAACGATTTCA